AGTATGAAATCACCTTCCCTAACAAAGAGATTTTGGTCCTCAGTCAATCTCCGCTTATGAAAGTGAACTGTAATTTTGGATAACCTGTCTACACCAAGATTGGTAGTCTCGGTCTCGTACCCTTTCCACTCAACTAGTGCATAAACCATAATAGGATTAAGGAATGTTTTATTTAATGCTTCACCATAGATTGGGTGAAAGTTTGTTTCCTCAATTGAAATAGGATAATACACGATTTGCTGACCTATGACTCTTTCTACAAGTTCATCGCTGACTTGCTTTACAAGGTCTCTCTCCTTCTTTCCAGTGAAAAGTGGTGGTGGAGGAGCATCAGGTTGGTTCCATTTATTATCGCTCATCCGCTAGTTACCCCACAAATACCGAATAAGGTATCCTCTGTAAGACTTTCTCAGAACTCTCAACCATTGCTGCCTCTTGCTCAGACATCTTGGTATAAGTTAGTTCTGCTAGTGTTGATTTAAGTTCTTCTCTCAAACTGTTTTGTTCATCCTTTCCCTGCTGAACAAGGTCTGAACCATTCAGTGTTACACTCTCACCGGGTATCGGAAGTGTAGCAAACTTAGACCTGATTAGTCCTAGCATCTCTTTAGAGAGTGCTAAGGCAAATCTTCGAATCCATTGCTTACCGATTGAGTTGATAGTGTCATATGGCAAGTTTGAAAATGGAAGAGTGTTGATATTGTTCACACCTTCAATTTGCGACCTGCCGTTTGTGTTATCTTCTATATTTGAAGTTGGTACTGAAAATTCTACCCACATCTTAGTTGGTCCACCAGAGTATGGTATTGGAAATAATCTTATATTATTATCTCTCAACTCGTATGACCAGTGTGACATTCTAGTATAAATCGCATCTTCAAATGCAAGTGCCTGCGATTTGTTTTGCCAAGTCGGTATCAACTGAAATGTAGAGTCATCGGAAAACTGACCATAGTTATGGAAGTTGCCTACCACATTCAAACCGCCGTAATATCCATAGAATCTCCACATAGCACTTGGGGTTTTATAATAAACCTTTTTAATCAATATTCTTTTACCATCAATCTTTCCTAGATATGGAGTGCTGCCCGTATTTGATGATATGATGCTTTGCAGATTGTAATCTTGTTGTCCAACAGTTACATCAAACGATGCCGAATATTGTACAGAATCCTTAAGACCAACTTCTGCACCAATGGTCTGTGAAACATTCCTAGAAAAACCATAGTCAAATTTAGGGTATTTAAGACTCGCAGAAACCGGACCAGAGGTTAACTCGCCCTTGTGGTCAAAAGTCCCCGTAGTGTGCCCTAGAAAACTCGGCAAGGCATTATTTGCCTGATGTACATTAATAAGATAAGAATATTCTAATACTGCCTCTTCATATGCGGCATATACATTTCCATCCGACAATTCAATATCAAGTACGTCTCCGCCAAGTTTCTTATAGGTGTAAGCAACCTGGTCCACAGCACCCGATACGAAATTGCCTGAAAATAATGCACTAGTGTTGTCTGAATATATCTTGTAAGGTAATAATCTATTTACATTACCGTGACTCCCAGTTTCAGGTAAGATGCTCTTACTTGAGTTACTGGCAGGTAACAAAGTAGGTAGTGCCATTAATAAGTCCTCCGTGCTTTAGTAAATAGTCTCGAACTTAACAAAACACTTGGGGACTTCGTCTTGGTTACTCTTCTGTCTTCTTTGGTGCTGCTTTTCGGCGAGTGGTTCGCTTACTGGTGAGTTTCTTTGCTTCAACCACTGGAGGTGGAATCTCCTCACTTGGTTCTTCAACCTTCACTTCTTCTAGTTGAAGTTCTGGTTCCCAAGGTGGGGTGTCTTCCTTCACTTGCTTCGCTGGTTCTGAATTAGAAATAACCTCAACGACCTTTTCTTCCTTAATCTCTTCACCAGAAGTCATGTCAATCTCAATCATCTTGTCTTCTGCCTTTCGCTTGTTGAATCCTAGCAATTCTCTTTTGGTAGCATACTTGGTGGCATACTTTGCCATTGTTAATCTTTTTCTACGTTTACCCATCTTAAACTCCTTTAACTTAAACTAGTATAACATTATTTACAAAAAATAAACCCCCCTTTCGGGGGGTTTGTGAAAAAGATTCTACCCTTCTTCTTTTTCAGTTTCTTCAACCTTTGGTTCTTCAACCTTTGGTTCTTCAACCTTCTTCACCCTTTTGGGTGCTGCCTTTTTCTCAGGAGCATTACCATCTGTACAAATCATATCATATCCTCCTTATGACTTATGACAAATCAATGTCTGCGCTCTTAAGTCCGACAAATCTAATAACCAACTGACCTGCATTTAAAGCAGTGTCTGCATTGTCATCGCCAGTAAGGAAAAGATACTTACCATCTGGTGATGCTGACTGTGCATTTACGACTGCTGCGCCAATTCTCTTGGCACTGGTTGCAAATCCAGCGTTGATATCTGCTCTGTTTGTTAACGCAACGTCAATTGCTGCTTCAGCGTCACCCTGCGCAATGCTCATTGCAGTTACTGTAGTTGCTGCTTCATATACATAAGTTTCTGTGTTTAAAAGCAGTCCATGGATATCGTCTTCCCACAACATCAAGTGTGCCGAATCAGTGCTTCCTTGGAGACCCACCGGTCTATCAACCGTCGAAGACCTAATGTCTGCAGCACTTGTACCCAAGTCTAAAACAATTTCTGTTATGACAAATACACCTTCATTGTACATTCTGTGACTAACTACAGCATCTGAAATCCCAGCACCTGCTTGATAACTTGTGTCCTTCCCAGTAACACCTCTTCTAAGAGCAGCATCTAATCTTCTTGCTCCCAATCTTCTATTACCCATAATTTATTTCCTCCTTTATTATGTGGTTAACGTTAACCTGAACTTCCACGAAATATAATCAGCCACCTCAATTATATCTCTTCAAGGGCCAGTGGCATTACGACCCAGGAGGTTATTCAAATCACAACTAAATAGATTACAGAAAAGACAAAACCCCCGCCAAATGAATGACGAGGGTTAAATCTTTGTTATGATTGACCTAAGTCAAATCTTAACTAGCGCCTTGCTCACCAAGGAGACCACGCACGATAACAAGACCATACATATCTGGTCTAACCATCTTCTTAGCGTAACGAGTCATAACACCCTTACGTGGTACAAAGTCTTCCGTACCGAAGATAGTAGGCGTAACCTGCAATGGCACGTATGGAGCATATACATAACCGCTCTCAAGGAACGAGTTACCTCTACGACCTACGAGGAGCACGTTGCGTGGGAAGTATGGGTCAACCATGACGTCAAACTTCTTGCTAAGTGAACCTGCCTTTACAGCACCGATGTCACCACGGTCAGCGTCTGCAGTAACAGAAGCACGGAAACCACTTGTGAACTCAAGGATGTTAGCAACTTCTGGAGAACAAACAACAAAGTTTGCACCACCACGAAGTGTCTTTCTGTGAATCTGAGCGCTTACGTCATTGATTGTCTCAATGAGAGTCTCGTACCACTCGCTAACGGTACCGGTGAAGTCAGGAGCAGCAGAACTAGCACCCAACTCAGAACCCGAACTGTCAACAAAAAGACCTGGAGCACGTGACCAGTAACGAGTACCTGCCTTTGCACCCTGGATTAAGTCGCTAAGGATTTCTTGGTCGATTTCGAGAGCAATCTGCTCAGAAAGAATACCAGTCAACTCAACCTCTGCGTCCAAGTTGTGATAAGCATTGAGGTCCTGACCTAACTCAGGAGTCCACTTTGCCTTCAACTTCTTGGTCTGTGCGGTAACAGCGATGCTGTCAACCTTGATGTCGATTTCTGGGATTCTTGAATCCTTTCCGAGTGAAGACCTGTTAGCGTTGCCGTCAGCAGCACCTTCCAATGGGAAGTCACTAGCAACAACTGCGCCGAGACCACTTGGAGAACCTGCTGCACTAAAACTATCGTTTACAGGGAAACTTACCGCGCCAAGAGCGTCACCAGCTGCGAGTGCAGCAGTTCCGTTTACGTGAGTAATCGCAGTTCCTGCTGTGTTAACAAGAACGAAACGAAGCGTAGTGGCGTCAACCTTCTGAGTAAGTCTTCTAATGCAACGTGTGTTTGCAACGAGAGTTGTAGCAGCGGTACCGTCGTCAATAGATACGATAGCAGTACCTACACCCAAGTCAATTGCCTGAAGTGCATCTTCGTTAAGGTTTGACATCTTGGCGAAATCAGTAGTCACGATTGCAATCGCATCACTTGAGTTTGCCAAAACATCTGGGTCAAACTTCATCAACTTCTTCTCTGCCTCAGTAAGAGCAGAAACCAACTTAGATGCAACCTCAATTGTCTGGATTACAAGACCACCATTAGTAGCGTGGTCTGCATCAGTGCCGGTCGGGACAACTGAACCAGTTGCGTGAGAGTATCCAGTACCAAGGTCATAAAAACCACCAGGTCCACCTTGAGTCAAGTCATCATCAAGGTCAACACCGTTAATCAAGTTACGACCTACAACGTTACCACCGTAGATTGACTCACCAGCAGCAAGACCTGCGATGCTATCGCTGTGGACAAAATCCAAGAAGAAGATAAGTCCACTTGGAAGACTCATTGGTTGTACACTAACCAAATCATTTGCAATCAAACCACCGAATACACGACGGACGATTGGGAAAGCAACTGATGCGAAACCTTCGACATCACCTGCAGACATTGAGGACGCTTCACGAAGAAGTTCCTTTGCTTGGTTCTCAAGAAGAACCGCCATACCATTTCTCTGGTTCTCGTTCGTAATTCCTTCAAGAAGTCCAGTTTGCTCCCACTTTGCAAGAAGTGCTTGACCTTCCTTCGAGACGTCACGACGAACAATACCTTCAGTTAATTTTTCTAATACAGACATTGTGTTGTAACCTCCTAATTGTTATCTGTTTTTATTTATTCCAGCTAATCGCTGCATTCTATCAGCAAAAATATCTGCTGATGTGTTTCGCTTCTCTTCACGAGAACGAATCAAAAGACTAGACCTTCTATTTGCTGCTTCATTCAATGATTCTGGACTACTCTCAACCTTGGCAGTCTCCATTGAATTTTGAAGAGTCTCATAAATGACCTTCGCCTCTTTTGCATCTTCAGCCTTTGCGATTGATTCGACAATCTTTTTCTTCTGTCGCTCATTCAGGGAGTTACAATCCAAAGTGCGATTGATGTATAGTAATTTAGCGTTTGATGTATTTACAGCATCAAACTTCTCTTTTAATTGTTCAACTGCATTTTGGTAGGTTTCAACCTCCGCAGTCAATTCGTTATTTTCATTTACCAACTTTTTGTTGTTTTGCTTAAGAGTATTGTTAGATTCTTCTAACTTATTAAGTGCAGACTTAAGTGCCTCAAGTTGCTCTTTAACTTCGTCGTCTTGTGCTCTAGCAAGTTCCATCTCTACAGCATGGTCAATATCCTCATTGGATACACCCATAAATCCTCGCTTTTGTGGTTTCATGTCTACCTTAAGAGATTCCATGATATCGTCAACAAAAGCATCTTCTAATTCTTCTTCTAATTGTGCAAGGGTTTCAGTCGCAAGAGAGTCAGCATCTGCGGATGCCTGAATTTCGTCATCCATAGAAGCAGCAAGTTCTTCATGGTCTACTTTATCAAACTCAAGTGCATCACTAGCAGCAATTCCTTCTTCTTCCTCGATTTCTTTGATTCTTGCTTCGATAGCGTCAAGGTCGAGTTCAACTGCTGAAGTGTCAGAAGTCGGTACCGCTTCCATTGCTTCATCGTCAGATGCATCTGCAACAGTTACTTCTTCCTCGTCTGGTTCTGCAGCAGCAAGGTCCGCCATTGGGTCCAACTCATCCTCTTCTTCTTCAAGGAAGGAAGAGACTGCTTCTTTGATTTGGTCAGAATACTTTTCAATAACCAACTGCTCTGCGTTTTTAAGTGCAGCGTCTTTCAATGCTTTTGCATCAATAATTGCTTGTTCTAGTAGTGAAGACATAATTTACCCCTTATATTAGAATAATGTTCAATAATAAATAGTTGAAGTGTTTTCTAAACACCTGAATTTTATTATACTACAATGTATGATATATTTTATTATTTTTGAGGATTTGTTCTTAAAGACGAAAGACCGGGAATAACCATTCGTAAAGGTGCCGATGCCAGGGTTCCATCTTCTTGTTTTGTTGTGATTTGAGTATCATTATTTAAGTCATTGATATTATCGATGGTGAAGTCAGGTTTTATTTTGTGTTGTCTTTTCATAACGATACTCCTAAAAATTCGAAAGTCCTGCTGCAACCCTGTCGTCACCATGAAAGTTGTGTGCAGACCCCTGAAAGTACAACCTATCAACACCCGCAATTTCAAAAATTCTGTGGTTGTCCTTTGCTTGGTTAAAAGTTAGTTCAACTTGATTGCCGGAAACATCATAAAGTTCTGCCCAGACTCCTGAAGCATAGTTGAATCCCCAAACTGTTAAGGTGTGATTCTCGTCGTTCTGACTATTCTTTACATAGATATGAAGAAACCTTTCGTTCTCTGTTCTATACCCATCTGTTGCTGCTGATGGTGCTGCGGTCGGAAGAGTGGTGA